CTACGCAGACGGGGGATAAATACTTGGTAATCAAGACAAAATAAAGGCCTGTAAATTAGTGTAATCCATTGTGTATGAAGACCTTTACACTATCAAAATCACTCACCCAACCTTCTCTGTTTATGACAGCTCAAATCAATCAGGCCGCCGTGGCCCTGGCTACCCTCATCGTGCAATCAGAGTACGCCGTGCGCATCACGCAGCTGCTGCCCACCACGGAGATGCCCGTGGGCTACCGGGGCGCGGCCACGCTGTGCACCCACGGCTTCTACTACTCCTTTTGGTTCGACTTCAGCGCCCAGGGCATCTTGGTGCGCGTGGAAGGCTTGGGCGTATTCACGGCCGAGTGGGAGGACGAGGAGCCGCCCGTAGTGGCCAAGGTGGTGCAATTGCTGCCTCCGCTCGAAGCCTTGTCCTTAGCCGCCTAATTGTCTCCTTTTTAGCATCTCACTACCCTTATACGCCAATGGCAACCACCAAGAACCCCCGTACCCTGACTATCGAACGCCGTTACCGCCGTGGCAAGTGGGGCGCCGTTTCCCTGCTGCCTAAGCTGCTGCTCAGCAGTCAGTTGCTAGCTGCCGCTGGCTTCACGGCCGGCGATGAAATCCACGTGCAGGTGACCCAGGGCCGGCTTACACTCAGCACCAGCGCCAAGCAATAAAAATAGTCCATGACCAACCTACTTGGTTAAAAAGATTTAGTAATTTCAGGCGTGATAATTACGTAATGCTTAATTCTTGAGTTGTTGCGCTATATTAGCTGTCTCAATCTCTAACTCCTTTTCCGTGAGACAAAAACTCCTCTACCCACTGTTACTGTTTATCGTTGGTGCTTGCCAGCAAGCCGACGTTAAGCCTGCTGCCCCGGCTAAGAGTGCTACCTCCGCGAGCGCTAACCAAACCACTAGTTGCGGCGACCCCCAAAGCGTGAGTTCCTACATGGTAAGGTGGGGCTATGCCAACTCCTCTCCCTATTTTACGAGTACGGTTGGTTATCCGATAAAGTCGTATAGAAAGGGAGCTGGGTATGTGCCTTTGCAGATGAGTGTAAGGTGGGACCGGCCGCTGTGTTTAGGCCCTCTCGCAGCTGATTATTTGGATGTAATCCTGCATCTACCAGATGGTTCTACGCAGGCTATGGGGCGCTTTAACCCCAGTGCAGGTGATAATAGCACCGTGGTAACTATTCCGCCCGTCATCATAAGAAACGATTCGGGGTATGTTACGCAGATAGACGATGCAACCCAAGGGGGATACTACGTCGAAATCCAGTACGGTATTTCTGGGAGCACCTATTGGCTCGCCAACGGTAGTAGCGATACGTCGGGCAGTATGCTGGCCGCTGGTAACGGCAGGTATTCACCCTATTAAACAGAAGCTAGCGGGTGACAGCTATACAGGAAGCGGTCATTCCAACAACGAAGCCCGATTGGCAATTGCCGGTCGGGCTTCGTTGTTAAGCAACTGCTAGGTAATGCACAACCTCAAGAACGACAAACGCTAGTAGTAGCGTCCTACTACTGCCCCAGGCGGGGTTACATCTTGAGGGTGTAACCCCGCTTTTTTATGAAACAGCTGAAGAAACCGGACAAAATTGACAAATACAGGTCGCACCTGATGGAAGGGGCTGACCTCAAGCCCGACGAGCTGGAAATGCTCGCCAAGTACCGCAAGGCGCACGGCCTGCTATGCCTGGGCTTCAGCCGCAACCAGGTCCTAGCCACCTTGGAGAAGGAATTTAACCTGAGCCAGCCGCAGCTCTACGCCATCGTGCGCGAGAGCGTGCTGCTCTACGGCTCTATCGAAGAAGTCGATAAAAAGGGCCAGCGCGTCATTTCTATCGAGAATTACAAGCTGCTGGCCAACCTGGCGCGCAAGGATGGCGACATCAATGCCGCCATTCGGGCCACGGAGCTAGCCGATAAGCTCCAGGGGCTGTTTGAGCCGGAAAAGGTGCTGCTCGACCCCAAGGCCTTCCTCATTCCCGTGCCGATGGACTTCAGCACCGACGTGCGCGTGCTGCGCGAGCAGGAAACGCAGGATATTGACTTTGAAGACGTAAGCGGCCCCGAAGATGAAGGATAATACCGCCCGACGTATCTACGTCAACGAAAAGCAGCGGCAATTTCTCGCCGCCAAGCAGAAGCGCCGCAGCTTCGTCGGCGGGCGCGGTAGTGGCAAGACCACCGTGGCCGGCCACGAGACGCGGGTGCAGATGAACTACCTGCCCCGGGCCAAGGGCTTTCTGGCGGGCCTCACCTACACCCAGCTCACGAGCAACACGGTGCCAGCGATGGAAGGGGCCTGGGATGCCCACGGCCTGCGCGAGTACGACTCTAAATCCGGCTTTGGGCACTACGTGAAGGGTAAACGCCCACCGGCTGAGTGGATTAAGCCCTACCAGCCCCCCAGCAATTACGAGAACGTGATTACGTTCCTCAACGGCTACACCATCCAAATGCTGAGCATGGACCGGGCCGAGCTGGCGCGGGGTGGTAACTACGACTTCGGCCATATTGACGAGTCGGCCCTCATGAAGGAGGAGCACGTGAACAAGATTCTGCGCCCCATGATTCGGGGCAACATCTACCGTTTCAGCGACTCGCACCACCAAACCTTCTGCGATTACACGTCGGTACCGTGGCTGCCCTCGGGCCAGTGGGTGTTCAAAACCGAGGACTTGGCCAAGGAGAAGCCGGACGAGGCGTTCTTTCTCGAAAGCACCGCCTACGATAACGTGGCCGTGCTGGGGGAGAAGTACTTACGTGACCTGCGCAACGGCATGACGCCCCTGGAGTGGGACGTGGAGGTACTGAATAAGCGCCTCACCAAACTGCCCAACTCCTTCTACCCCAGCTTCAGCGAGGAGAAGCACGGGGTATGGAAAACCTTTACCTACACCCACGACGATAAGACGGGGCTTACCCTGGCCATCGACAGCGACCGCGACCCAGCGCGGGAGCTGGAGCTATCGTTTGACTTCAACGCCGGCTTTACGTCGGTTATCGTGTGCCAGGAGAACGGCCGCGAGTTTCGCTCGCTGGATGCGCTGTGGGTCAAGCAGAGCGAGACGACTGTGCTCGATGCCCTGGTCACTAAGTTCTGTGATAGCTATGAGAGCCACGAGCGTAAGCACGTGGTTATCTATGGTGACCGCAATGGTAACAACAAACAGGTAGGGGCCAACCTCACCTTCTACCAAACCATCCAGCAGGGCCTAGCCGCCAGGGGGTGGACGTCGGTACTGATGGTGCAGGGCCTCGACCCTGACCATCGCCTCAAGCATATTGCCATCAACGAGATGCTGGCCGAGAACAACCCGCGCCTGCCCCTGATGCGCTTTAACCGCAACAAGTGTAAGTTCCTCATGCTATCCATTCAGCAGTCGCCTATCAAGCCTGACTGGACGAAGGACAAACGCAGTGAGGGTAGCAGCATCGACCAGGAGCGGGCCACCCACTTAAGCGACTGCTTCGACAACATTGTGTACCGCAAGTACGGCCACCTCTTCGGCCAGGTGCAGGTGCATGAGCCCGTGTACTTCCTCGGTCGAAGCTAGCCCTACGACTAGGGCAGTGGCAATTGCCCCTAGCAAATAAGCAAAAAGGGCCCTGGCACTATCGCCAGGGCCCTTTTTGCTTCCCCACTACCCACATAGGGCCGTTCATATATTCCCTAAAAATTGCCAAAATGGCAATTGCCAAACGCTAAAGGGCGCGCACTGCCGCGTGGGTCAAGCAATAATTTTCGGCCCTTTCGCGGCGCGTTTTGGCTGATTCTCAGGAGCTACGCGCCAAAACAGGCAATAATTTATTTCCGTCCTACGCGCCGGCAGGCAAAAGTGGCAATTTGAGTCCCATGCAACGGACTCTCATTCATATCCGCACGGTGCTGGCTGACCTAGAACTGCCGGACGGCAACGGCCAGCCACGTGCGTTCTCCCTCGGCTACTACAAGACCGATGGCACGCGGGGCAGCAAGCCCGCCGTGAAGAAAGGCGGCCTGGCCGGCGTAGGCGGCGGCAGCACGGCCGGCCCCACCGGCCGCAGCGCCTTTCGCTACAAAATCAAGGAAAAGGGCACCGTGCAGCTGGTGGACTGCGCCACGGGCCAGCCCTTCGCCCTCAAAATCATTCTGCTCTGTGAGTACAACGGCCGGCCCATCCTGCACGGGTAATTTATGACCACACGCGACATCAAAGAATTGGAGGGCGGCCTCTACATCCTGCCCGGGGCCAAGGCCATTGTGGAGCTGACTGGCAGCGACAAAGCCCAGGATGTGGGCTACGGCGCGGCCCCGCTCAGCCAGGGCGGCATCAAGCTCGCGCCCTGGGGGCCGGACAACCTGCAACCGCAGAAAATGCTGGAGCTAGTTCACAACAACCACCTCAAGCCCCAGCTCATCACCACGGCCCGCGATTTCGTGCTCGGTAGCCGCCTGGGCATCTTTGCGCGCAGCATCGTGGACGGCAAAGAGCGCGTGGAGCCGGTCATCGACTCCGAAATGGAGGACTGGTTTGAGCTGATTGAGGGGGAAATGGTGCTGCAAAGCCTGGCCTACAACCTCGAAATGTTCGCCAACTGCTTCTCCGTGTTGTCGTTGGAGAGCAAAAGCTACGTCGAATCCATCCAAAGCTTCGACTGCACCGTGACCCGCGCCCTGGTCACGGCCAAGCCCAAGCCCGACCGCTACGCCTTTCACCACGACTGGCGCAACTTCCGCGCCGACGAGGCCAAGATTCTGCCCGTTTTCGACCCGCGCAACCCCAGCAAGTTTGGCGAGTGCGTAGTACACGGCCGCGACTGGACGCCGGGCCAGAAGTACTACGACATTCCGCCCTACTGGGGCACGCGGCAGTGGACGAAGGTGAGCAACAAGATTGCCCGCTTCCACGAGGCGGGCCTGGATAACGGCTACAACGTCAAGTACCACATCAAGATACCGGCGGGCTACTTCGACCAGTTCGGCGATACCCCAGACAAGCGCAAAAAGGCCGAACTCGACCTGATGGCCAGCATGAACGAGATGCTGGCCGGGGTCGAGAATACGGATAAGGTCTTTGTGAGCAAGTACATGACCGATGCCAACGGCAAGATGCTGCCGGGCTGGGAAATCGTGCCCATCGAGAACAAGATGAGCGACGGGGCCTACGACTCGGTGAATACGCAGGCCAACATCGCCCACACCTCCGGCCACGGCATCGACCCAAGCCTAGCCGGCATCGACACGGGCGGCAAGTTCGGCGGCAGTGGCAGCGAGAAGCGCGTGAGCTACCAGCTGCACATCGCCCTGCGCACCCCGCAGAAGCGCAAGATTCTGCTGCAAGCCTTTAAGGCAGCGCACAAAATCATGGGCTTCAACCCCAATCACCGCTTCGGCTTCGTGGACGTGGACATTACTACGATTTCCGAGAACCCGAAGGGCAAGGAGAATACCACCAACCAAGCAGCGTCCTAAGTACATGCTATTCAATACGGTAGAAGAATTGCGCGAGCACCTTAGCTCGGTGCATAAACAAAACGCCAGCTCCTTGCTGAGCTACGTGGCCACGGCCGAGACGCTGCACCTGGTGCCGGCGCTAGGGGAGGGGCTCGTGGAGCAACTGGGCAACCTGCCGGCTACCGGCGCGGAGCCCCACCTGCTGGCCCTGCGCGAGAAGTTGCGCGCCCCGCTGGCCTACTACGCCGTGCTGGTGGCCGCGCCCTTCCTGCCGATTTCGCTCAATGACGTGGGCATGACGGAAGGGGAGGCCCCCAATAGCCCGGCTACGCGGCAGTGGGTGTACAACAACTTCGTGGAGGCCGCCGCCGCCACGGCCGATAAGCTGCTCGACGTGGCCCTGGCCTGGCTCGACCGACACGCGGCCGACTACGTGGACGAACTGGATTCGAGCGAGTACCGCAGCCGCAAGCGCCTGCTCATCGCCTCGGCTGAGGAGTTGGGCCGCTACGTGGCCACAGCCGGCAGCCGGCGCTTCTTCCTGGCCCTGCTGCCCACGCTTCGCCAGGTCGAGGATTTCGACATTGAGGACTTGCTCGGGGCCGACTTGCTGGAGCAGCTACGCGAGGGGCTGGCCAGTGGCCTGCCGCCCACGCCGGCCACGCAGGAGCTGCTGCGCCTAGTGCGCCCGGTACTGGCCCACCGCGCCCTCGCCCAGGGCGTGCTCAGCCTGAGCGTGGCCCTGACCGGCACGAGCCTGCGCCTGCTCTCGGACAACGAGGCCGTGCGCCAGCGCCAGGCCGCGAGCCCCGAGGCCCTGAGCGCGCTCAGCCAGCAAGCCACCGCCTTCGCCGATAAATACCAAGCCAAGCTGGCTACCTACCTCGACGCGCTGCGCCCCACGGCCCCGCCCGTGCTGGCCACGCTCTACGACAATTCCAACTCGCCCTCTTTCGTGGTTTAGCCATGCTGCGTTTTTACATCACGGTGCAAACTATTGAATTAGGCGCGGTCGTCATGGCTGGCGTCACGGGCTTTGTGGAGGCCCACGTGTGGTCGCCGGCCTACACCTACTACCTGCTGCTCGTGCTGGTGGTGCTCGACGTGGTGACCAACAACATGGTCAACAACGAGCCCCTGAAGCCGCGCAAGCTGGCCCTACGCCTGGGTGGCTATACCGCCATCCTGGCCTTCGCCCACGGCTTTGGCGAGCACGAGAAGGGGCTGTTTTTCCTCACGCAACTGGTGTTAGCGCCCTTTGTGCTGATTCATATGCGCCGGCTCATCATCGCCTTTGGCAAGCTGGGCCTGGTCGATAAAGACGTGGCCGTTTTGCTCGAGCGCAAAATCACCCGCCAGGCCGAGCGCGAAGACGAGCCGGCCGCTGCGCCCGAGCCCGCCCCCGAAGCCGCCCCGGTCGCGGAATCTCTCCCCACTGAAGCCGCCGTAGCCTGATGTACACCTTTCGCCTCGACGGGCGCCCGCACCACGTGCCCGCTAGCTGGGCCGAAGTGAAGCCCGCGCAGTTCTTCGCCGCCGCCCCGCACCTCGCTACCGACTCGGTAGCTGCCCGCGTGGCCGTGCTGCGCCTCTGGTGCCCGCAGCTGCGCCCGAAGGACCTGCGCCGGCTCACGCCCGACCAATTGTGGGACGTGGCCAGCCTAGTGGGCTGGGCCTGGCAGCAGGAAGTAGACACCACCGGCATTACCGAGTTCCGCCACCGGGGCACTACCTACGCCCTGCCTGAGCCCCAGCTGCTCGATGCCGAAACCATCGAGTACGCGATGGCCCAAATCTACTTCCATCAGTTCGCCCACCCCCAGCGGCCCCAGGCCGCCGCCCTCGACCAACTGGTGGCCACGCTCTGCCGGCCGCTGCGTGCTGACCTCCAGCGCGTGCAGCGCGACCCGCTCTGGGACGGGATGCGCCGCGAACGCTACAACGCCAAGCTGGCCGAGGGCCGGGCCACGGAGCTAGCCGATGCGCCCCTGGGGGTGAAAATCGTGGTGCTGCACCATTTTTTGGCGGCGCAGCGCTTCATCCACCGCAACTACAAAGAGGTGTTTAAGAAGCCCGAAGCACCCACCGGCCCGGTCCCGGCCAAGCCCCACCGAGGCAGCGACGGTACCGAGCTACTGGAGCTAATCGCTAGCCTGGCTGAGCGCGGCCTCTACGGCACCTACGAGCAAACGGCGCACACCTCCCTGCACACCGTCCTATTCAACCTGGCCCGCGAGGCCCGCCACCGGCGCGCAGCCGAAAAATCAAACGCATGAGAATTTCCGCAGTAGGCTTAGCCCTCATCAAGCAGGAAGAGCGCTTTATGGCGCGCCGCTACCTGTGCCCGGCCGGCAAGCCCACCATCGGCTACGGCCACGTGATTCTGCCGGGGGAGGAGCGGTACCACACGGCCGTGCTCACCGAGGCCCAGGCCAGCGCCCTGCTCCAGCAGGATATCGACAAGAAGTACGGCGCCCACGTGGCCGGCCGCGTGCACCGCGACATGACCCAAAACCAATTCGATGCCCTGGTCTCGCTGTGCTTCAACATCGGCACCGGCGGCTTCGATAAGTCGAGCGTGCTGGCCCTGGCCAACGCCGGCGCTACCGACCCCAAAGTGCTAGTCAACGCTTTCGGGCTGTGGAACAAGGTCACCAACCCCCGCACGCGCATCAAAGAAATCAGCAGAGGCCTCACCATTCGCCGCGCCCGCGAGGCCGCGCTTTACCTGCAAGCATGAGAAATCACTTCCTCTCCTTCGCCCTGGTCGCGGGCCTGGCCCTGGCCAGCTGCGCCACCAGCCGCCCCACCACCCCCGCCGTGCCGCCGCCCCCGCCGGTGGACATGGCCACGGTGCAGCGCCTCGACTCGCTGACGCTTCAAAACTGGCTGCCCGCCAACTTAGGTGGCCTCGACCTGGCTATCCTGGGCCTGCCCCCGTACCTGGTGCCGGCCCCGGCCGGTTCCAGCCCGAAGCAGCGTCGGCAGTGGCAAAAGGCCCAGGCCCAGAACCTGGCGCGCGCCGGCGTGCAGCCCACCACGGTCAAAATCAAAAACAGCAGCGTGGCCGGCGCACCCGGGGCCACGGCCATCAACCGCCCGGCCTCGGCCGTAGCTACCGCTGCCGGCAGCGTGGCCACCGATGCGCGCAAGGCCGGCCAGCGCGGCGGGGCCTCGGCGGTCGGGCCGGGGGCGGTGGCCACGGCCACGAGTAGCAGCGGCCCGCTCTGGTGGGTGTACCTGGGCGTGGCCGTGCTCGGGGCGGTGGGCTGGGAGTTGTTCTCGGCCAAGGTGGCCCCGGTGCGCCAGCTGCTGCGGTGGCGCGTTAGTTAACTTAAAAGGTAAGTTTTAGACAGCCCTCGCCCCGCTCCGGAGCGGGGGCTTTTTCGTCCTACGCCTGGCTAGCCCGATTTGCCATCTTGGGTTCATGGCAGAGTATCAAGAACAATTCAAACGAATCCTCGACGAGGAAGTGGGGGACTACGCCGCCCGGGCGCTGGGACTGCTCACGCAGGCTATCCAGGCCAAGGGGCTCGTGCTAAGCGAGGAACTGCTCAACTCCCTGCGCACGCAGGTAGTGGGGGCCACGGCCCAGCACGTGGCCAGCATGGGTATCCTCTTCGAGCAGTACGGCCGCATCAAGGATATGAAGGGCATTTCGCGCACCAAGGCCCCGCCGATTGAGGAAATAGAAGCCTACGTGAAAAAGGTGGGGGTGAGTCACTTCCAGTACGTGCCGGGCTACAAATACGGGCAGTTTCCGCTCGCCTCGAAAACGGCCATCAACCGCATTGCCTGGGGCATCGCCCGGGCCAGCGTGCGCGACAAAGACCAGGTGAAACCCAAGTCGTGGTTCAGCAAAACCTTCTACCAAACCATCAACAGCTTCATTGATGCCGTGACCAGCCGCTACCTGGCTGCTACCGGCACGCACATGGCAGCCAGCATTAAAATCTAATGGCACAAGTCAGACAGGATAACGTCCAGATAAAGCTGGAAATCGACGGTTCGCAGTCGCGCACCGAGCTAGACAACCTCACCCGCAAGGCCCAGGTGCTGCAACAGGGCCTCAAAGAGATGAAGCGCGGCACCGACGAGTATATCGCGGCCAACAAGGAGTTGCGCGAGGTGAATGCACGCATCGGCGAGCTGCGCGATAAAATCGGCTTGACCGGGCTGAGCACTGGCCAACTCGGCAAGCTCATGAACCAACTCGGCCGCGAGCTGAAAGACCTAGTGCCCGGCACGGCCGCCTACATCGCCAAAAGCGAGGAGCTGGTGAAGGTCGAAAATCGCATCAAAGAAGTGCGCGCTGGCCTGGATGAGGTGCGCGCCTCGCTCGACAATTCGGGTTTAAGCTTCAGCAGCTTTATCAAAAAGGCAGTGGGCTTCACCGGCATCCAGCTGGGCGTGCAAGCCGTGGTGGGTAGCCTCAAGCAGATGGGCAGCGAGAGCATCGATGCGGCTGTGAAGGGCAGCGATGCCATTTCCGACATGGAGAAGTCGCTGAACGTGACCACCGAGGAGGCCCACGCCCTGCGCCTGGCCCTGCAAGGCATCGATACGCGCACCTCCCAGGAGAACCTCGAAGGCATCGCCATCGCGGCCGGCCAGCTGGGCATCGCAAAAGAAGAGGCTGTGGCCTTCACGCAGTCGGTAGACCAGGCTGTGGTCGCGCTGGGCGACGAGTTCACGGGCGGGGTCGAGGAAGTAACGAAGTCGCTGGGGGGCTTGCAAAAGCTGTTCAAGGACACGGCCAACGTGAGCCCGGCCGATGCCATCACCAAAATCGGCTCCGCCGTCAACGCCCTAGGCGCAACCGGCACGGCCACCGGCCCCGTGATTGCCGACTTCACGGCCCGCATCGGCCAGCTGGGCAACCTGGCCCCGCAGATTACTCAGACGCTGGGCCTGGGCGCGGCATTTCAGGAACTGGGCTTGTCGGCCGAGATTTCGGCCGGGGGCCTATCCAATATTCTGCTCACAGCCGCCAAGGACACGGATGGATTTGGTAAGCAGATTGGCTTGACTAGCAAAGAGTTTAAGGACTTAATCAACTCCGACCCCAACGAAGTTATCCTGCGTTTGGCAGACTCTTTTAAGGGCGCCAGCGAAACGGACGTTATCAGCACGCTCGACAGCCTGGGCATTAAGTCGCAGGAGGCAACCAAGGTTATTAGCTTGCTGGCCACCCAGACCGAGGAGGTACGCAAGAAGCAAGATTTGGCCTCGCAGGAGTATGCAAAAGGTACGAGCCTGCTCGATGAGTTTGCGAAAAAGAACAATAACGCGGCGGCCGAGGTAGAGAAAGTGGAGAAAGGGTTTGCGAAATCCCGGCAGGAATTGGGAGAGCGCCTCATTCCCATTTATCTGCTGGCCCTGCAAACTATCGGCTTCTTTATCAACGTAATTCGGGCGCTGCCGGGGTTTCTGAATGAGAACCGTGGCGCCATCATTGGCCTGGTCACGGCGGTGGCCATCCTGAATGGGGAGCAAATCAAGCTCACGGCCACCACCCTCTACAACACGGCCGTCACGAAGGGTAAAATCCTGTGGGACGAGGCGGCAGCCTTCGCCACCGGCAAGTTTACAACCGCCCAGCGGCTGCTCAACGTGGCCATGAAGGATAACCCGGTCGGGTTGTTTATCGCGGTACTGGCCCTGCTCGTAGGGGCCTTCGTGACGCTTTACGAGCGCAGTGCCAAGGTGCGCGAGGTGGTATCGGGCCTGGGCTCGGCCTTCTTGCAGCTGGGCAAGAATATCAAGGATAACTTCCTGTTGCAGCTCAGTGGCATTGGTGAACTACTCGCCGGCATTTTCACAGGGGACTTTGATAAAATCAAAAGCGGCCTGGCCAAAGTAGGCGAGGGCGTAGTCAAACAGTACACGTCGCTGGGTGATGACGTAGCCGGCGCGTACCACAAGGGCTACAACGAGCGGGAGCAGCAGGAGCTAGCGGCCACGCAGCAAAAGGCCAAGGCGCAGGAAGCCAAAAAGATAGAGGAAAAGAAGCAGCAGGCTAAGAAGGAGGCCGAAGCCGCTGCCTCGGCCAACCTGGAGCAGCTCAAAGCCCGGGAAGCCAACATCAAGGCAGCCCTGGCCCTGGTCGCGGCTGGCTCAGCGGAGGAATTGCGCCTCAAAAAGCTGGAGATAACCACCAAGCGCGATATTGACCTGCTGGGGGAAAAGAAAACCGAGGGTGATAAAAAAGTGATTCGGGCTGAGGCCTTGCGCGACCTACGCCAGCTGCAGGACGAATACAACAAAAAAGGCCAGGAGGCGGCCGAGAAACAGGCCAAGGAGCAGGCCGACGTGGAGAAAAAGATTGCCGACCTCAAGGCCGGGCAGCTGTCCAACGAAACCGACCGCAAGGTGCAGCAGCTCATCGCGGCGGCCGACAAAGAAAAGGCCGTGGCCAAGGGCACGGCCGAGCAGATTGCCGAGCAGCGCCGCCTCATCATGGATAAGCTGGCCGTGGATATTGCCGCTGTGCAGCAGGCGCAGGCCCTCAAGCA